TTATTAACTCCACTATTTGCTGTAGTAACATTAGCAAAAGCATTACCTCCAGTAGAATCCCCGTTTGCATGAAAAGTCTCTCCTAGCTCAATCTCATTTGCATTGATAGCACCAGCTATAAAAGCTAAAGCATTAGCGTTTGCCCTGTCCCCTTGATCTAATACTCCACCATTTACGTAAGTACTAAAACCAGAAGAGTCTAAACCAGTGCTTCCTCCTGCATCAGTAAATATATTTAATGTTGTTGAGTTAACCCTAGTTGCATACACTTCTCTTTCATTAATCTCCGTCATACCACCAACACCATGAATTATAATACGCTCAGTTCCTGTAATTCCATGTTCAGAACCAGCAGTTGTAATCACAGCTGGATTAGCTTTTGTTATAGCTTGAATTGAAATAACATTACCAGTATACTGTCCAGGATTTATAATCGCATACACATTTTGTGATGTTGTTGAATCGACTAGTGTTTCATTGTTTGTATCAAAGCTAAAAGATAAAGTTGTATTACTAAAACCTAATACAGTACCTAAGCCTCCAAAGTTAGTTTCTCTTAACACATTATCCTTAGGGCTAGTTTGTAACTCTGTAGCTCCAGTTAGTATATCATCTATGAAGTCATTGAAAGTAGTTTTAGCAGCTGAAGTACCTTGTATATCAGCCTGTACAGATCCCGTAATAACTGCGCCCATGTCTCTAATTGGAGTAATATATGTTGCATCACCACTAGCGGTTAAATCAGAAACTGCTAAACCAGCATTGTATGACCACCCAGTAGCAGAAGCATTAGCATTATCTGCAGCAGTTGAAGGGGTAGCAGCAACATTGAGTCCTCCTGAATTAGTATCAGTAACACTAACAAAAGCTGATTCAGAAGCGTTTTCATTGGCTATACCTGCAAATTGAACAGAAGGGCTATCAATATTAAACGTTTTAAATACTGTTTTTCCTCCTGGTCTAAAAGTAGTTAAAGTAGTAATAGCAATATCATCACTAAAATTTCCTGATGTATCACGAGTTTTTGCAAGATATGTAAAATCACCAAAAGCATCAATAGGACTGGATTTACGAGACACACCTGCTGCAACTGTTAAAAAAGGATTAGCTGCGTTGAAGTTTTCTTCAGTTGCCGTACGAGTACCTCCTATACGTCTTATCACCACTTCTTTTAAATCTAAATCAACTAGATCGCCTGTTGCTTGACGAGGGTAATTCCAGAATAAGGTAAGTTGTTCTTCAGATTGTCCAGCACCGAAATCAGTAATATTTTGTGGTTTGGCTGTTTTTCCTACTACAAGTTTTTCTGCCGTTGCAGTTATTCCTCTTAAATTCTTATTAAGAGGTGTGATTCTTACAAATAAAGTTATTGTACTTCCTACAACGCCTCTATCAATATTATTTATTACATGAGTGATTTGTCCTGCATCATCAACATTATTAGCAGGAACTTTAACCGTTGAAAAACTACTTAAGTCTGTATTATTTGTATTATTAGTACGATATGAAATTTCATAATCAGTTACTTCTTGATTAACTACGTGGTTAAACTTGATTATAGCACGCGTAGCAACACCACCTAATTGTTCTATATATAAACCTTCAGTGATTGAAATATTTTGAACCTTTTGGATAGGTATCTCTCCAACAGAAACACTCTTTGTTACACTAGGGCTAAATCTTCCTGTAATATTTCTATTTCTAGCTTTGACAGTGGTAGTGCCTATAGGTATATCTCTTATAATTCTATCTTTTGCTAAAAAAGTTTTTTCAAACTCACCTCCGATATTCAATTGGTATATTTGATTGTTGGCTAGTCTAAAATTACCAGGATAAGTTCCTCTATCGTAATCGAGAGTAAAAGTTTTATCTCCTGTGTTTACATTACCTATAGTTCCGACAGGGTCTTGAGCAAGATTAACCATAGTTATGCCAGTAAGATTAGCTACTGGTGTAGTCAATAATTCTACCTGATAAATATTATTAGCAGTCATTTCAGCATTGTAAGTTGGGCTAGCAGGGTCATAACTAGTGTTTGCTACAGTAAAAATATTCTGAGTTTCAAATTGTACATTATCACCTATCTCAATAGCTGGTACAGTATAATGATCTATCTCTACTCTTATTTGGCTTTCATCACTCGCTGGTGTAACTTGTATGGTAGCAGGTGTTGATACTCTATCTAGTGTGAAATTTTGAGTTTCAATATTATCCAAAAATACTCTTACAAAAGCTGCATTTTTAGGAGTAATTGGTAAAGGCTCTGTATGAGTGCTACCACCTACAAACGTATTTTCTTGTGTGTAAGTAAATTCTGAACCACCAACATAAAAGTTTGCTCTACTATTGAAATATCTCGAATCCAGTATTTGAAATATCTCAACATAAAAAGGAGTATGTATTAATTTACTACTGAGATCAACACCGTTTGTAATAGGATTATCAATATATATAAAGTTATTTGGTCTATCAGCAAAACGTATATTAGCAGATAAACCAGTTAATTCTGGTCCAGCAGCTACAAAATTTCTAGATCCTCCTGTTTGTTGCACAGAAATAGGCACAGTTACAGCATCGTGCCCTTTTAATCCTTGAAAAATACCATCTGCTAAACCATCATTTACGTCTAATAGAAATTTAGGCTCGCCACTTGCAATAAAATTATAGTCGGTAAGAACATTCATACCTTCAACTTGTAATCTTATATTATCAATCGCACTTGTTCCGTGAGTAGCTCCTGAGACTACAGCATTACATAATAGTCTAATTTTCCCAGTTAAACTATCAAAGCCATTTTTACCAATTAATGTAGCAGGCCCTTCACCATCTTCCATAGCAGTAATATCAGAGGCATTAAATTTTATAGTGCTTCCGTCGTCACTAACTAACGAAGGTACTAATTGAGATTCGTCTGGAAGAGAAATAAAATACTCTGTTTCAAACTGTATACCGTAGTTTAGGCTTTCAGTAAAGTTTTCTACAACTAAGTCAACTCTCACTGAACCATCTTGTTCTCTAGTAGGCACTGAACGTAAATTAAAAACAGGAGCAGGAGGTGCAATTAATGGAGATTTAGTATCTAAGTATGCTGTTGGTGTATAATCAATAAAAGTATCTGAATCTACATAAATATTAGATACATATTCTATAGCTGATATTGTAACTTCTTCCTCTTTTGGGTCACGGGATAGTGAAGTGATTTTAAATAGTTTATCTGTTTTGTTTGTGTAAAACTGATCTGGGTTATCCCATTCTCCAAAGCTCCACAAATCTCCTCTTTTTGGTAAATTATTAGAAGTAAATTGGTTAAAATTTACTAGAGTTTTAGTAATCGGATCATAACGTTTATCTATTCTAACTTCGATTAAATCTGCGCCTGCACTAACATTGCCTGTACTATTAACAGCAAACAGTGTATTTGAGAGAATATATAAATCGATCCTATCTCCATCAAGTTGTATAACTCTTAAAGCTAATGGTGAAGTGTTACCTGTAAAAGCTGTAGCAGCAATAGTAGGAACAGTTAAATGTTCTAACATTAAATTAGAACCTAAACTTAAAATAGTATTTGCATCTCTTGCAATCTTACCTCCATAACCAAAAGCAACACCAATCTGTCTTTGAGCTAAAGATATAACATCACCAGGAGCAAGTGCTAAAGCATCTGTAGAAGTGATAAAGTCAACTTTTCGTCTTTGAAATCTGGAAGCAGCTATTTGATATTGTGCATATCTAAGAGCCTGAGACCGTCTGGTAACTCCAAATAAGTCAAGAGAAGCAATATTCTCAATTATATTACGATCTGTACCATCATTAGCATCAACAGTATCTATTCTTACTGTTTCCCTTTTAAAATGATTTGTTGGATCAATATACGATACGTCTACACCTGTAAAAATCTCACTCTCTTTGATTCCAGAAATATTCAGAGAACCTGTTTTAATGTTTGTCTCATTAAAAAGTGCAACAGGTGTTTCATCAGGTAAGTCAACAGCTAAAGTAATCTTACCCCCAGAATAAACTAAAGCAGCTCTAATTGATGCAGCCATTTGATTTAATACGTCTAAAGCCTGTCCTTGATCTTGTATAATTCCATTAAAAGTAAAACGTCTTTCAATTATTTTAGTGCCTTCAGGTATCCCAATTAAAGTTTCTCTAACAGCTGTGAATAAGTCTCTAGGTTTATGTCTAAATGTTCCATCAGCTAAACCTTCAACACCAATAAATGCTCCAGTTGCATCATCACAAGCATCACAATATTTAGCTACCCTATGAAATTTAAATTTATCAATATTTGCTTCGTCTACTCCTAGTCCGTATGTCTTATTAGTTAATATGTCATACATTATCCACACAGGGTTCTGAGTCCAAGAATATACAAATTCTCCGTCCCATGGACCTATGTATAGTATTGGATTAGGAGCTGTAAGCTTTGTGCTCGGTCCTTGGCTCTGTAAACTGTATCCGTTTCCAAAATAACTTAAGTCACCTGAACTTGGATTTTCTAGTTCTCTCCAATCAATTTCACCACTAGTTAATATTGGTTGATTATAGTTAGTAGGAACTTTGACAATAAGTCCTTTAACTAATGAGGTAAAGTTAGGTACTCCTCCTGTATGTTCAGCAAAAGCTTTTAAAGCGTAACCAATATGAGCTGTTCTTGGATATGCCTGTGGTTGATTTTCAATCTCAAACCATCCAATGCTTTGTATAGTTTCTTGAACCTTTGAGCTATCAGTATCATCAGACGTCTTTTCTATAGTAAACTTATAACCATTAGCACTTTGTGAAGCGGCTGGTATTGTAATATCTACAGTAAATTTGAAAGGACTATTAGTCTTACCTGTAATAGTTTTATCAAGAGTTCTTATAATAGTGCTACCTGTGCTATCAAATAAAGTAATTCTTATAGCTACTGCTCTCTGAACAATGTCACCATTATCTTTTGACTCTTGAAGAGCACTAATCACAAATGCAAATTTAATCTGATCCCAGTCGTTTGCACTAGTCGATTGTAAAAATATTCTTGATTGTGGCACACCAGCTACGTTACCTTTTTTAAGTGTAACAGGTGAAGAAAAGTTTTGAGGGCCAACTGTTTGCTCTCCAAAAACGGGTAATGGTTGTTGAGTTACAGTACCTGTATTAGTAGCAGTTCTAAAAAATTCTGTGTTTTCTTGTCCATCTCCATCAATGTTAATCATGTCATCAATGTTACCATCATTAACTTCAATATCCTGAGGGCCATTAGGGTTAATTCTATACATCGGCCCCTCACCTAGTGCAGAGGTTACGAAAAGAATATCGGTTGAGAATAGGTTATTTGGATCTTCTTTTCCACCCTGAGAGCCCGATTTACCTCCACCTTTATTATGTACTCGTAAATTCTCAGCTATATACGTTTGAGTTTCAGGAACTGTAAAAGTATAGACAGGAGCATCTGATAGAGCGTCCATACTCAAAATAGTAGAAGGAGTACCGCTTTGAAGAACTAACTCTTCACCAATTTCAAATTCTTGCATCTCCTTAAATAAACCATCAGATCCCATCATCCAATGATTAGGAGTAACATCAATTGTCCCGTGTTGGTGTTTTACTCTAAGTACATTGTCTATTTCATGAAAAAAAACTTCAGTTACAGTAGCAGGGCCAAGTTCACCGTATTTTTTAAAGCTCCATACTATGTCAGATGGTGAAATATCTTTAATGTCTTTAAAAGTACCATCAGCCATAGTAATCATAGTACCAGCAGGAAAACACCCCTTAGAGCCATAAATAGCAGGTACACGTTTTCCTTGATGTTGTACATAATGTCTATTAATCATAGCCATTAAAACTGATCTCCTACTCTAATAACGTCACTTTTACCGTGTGAAGTTGTATTTAAATAACCTGAAACAAATTGACCTGCAACTCTGCTTTCTCCGTAAACTAGTGCAATAGGAGTGCCACTCTCAGTTGTATTTTGAAGAGAGCCAAACATATCACTACCTCTTGTAGAGCTATCTACTTGTTCTGCCATTTTTGGTTTTTTAGTAAATATACTTGAAAGGACACTAAGAGCTAGATTTCCTATAATTGAACGAGCAAATGACGCTCCTATACTACTTCCTGATAGAGCACCTGTCATTCCTGAAAAAGCTGTTCCAATACTTGATAATCCTGCACTGTAGGTTGCTCCAAAACCTGCACCAGCGCCAGCACCAGCTAATCCAATAGCATACGGAGCTACGACAGCAACAGCCAATAACAGTAAGAAACCGCGTTTACCTCCTCCGCCTGTAATTAAGGGCACAACGTAAATAACTTCATCATTTTTTACTTTTTTAAGAGAAAACTCAGTTGGGTGAAGTACTTTAAAATTTTTATCAACAAGGACTATTCCCTCATCAATTTTACCCTCTTTTATCTTATTACTATAGGTAGCAAAATCTTTAAAAGAGTTTGATAAATAAGCAATAACTTCATCGTAAGTATTTATGCTTACTTGAAATGATTTTATATCTGCTGTATATTTGCGTAAAGTAGAATGTATCTTAATTGTTGCCAAGGTGTTTACTCTCAAACTTATCGAATTTTAGTGCGTCTAAATTTCTATCATACCAATAAATAAAATAGTTTAAACCGAAGCCAACAATAAATTTATACTCTGCAAAAGCTGCTGCATGTTTATCTTCTCTACTAGGTATTGGTTGTTCTTCTCCAGGATGAGAATGAAATATGCCCCAAATCTGATCGTCATATTTAACTAACGCTCCAGGATCTAATTCAAAGGTTATAGTAGGAGTGTTACTTAAGTTATCAACTCTAACATAAGAAAAATCCTTAAGAATAACGCCACAAGCCTCTCTTGGATAATCTTCTTCAGCATGAGCCTGCATTTCATAAATTAATTTATTGAACCGTTCCATCTATATATTCCTGTTGTATATTGTTTATAATAATTACCATATGGAGCAACTCAACTTACGTGATCTAACATAGTTTGCAATATTCTATTTTTATCAATGTAAATTGCGCAGTGGTTACTAATATTAGTAGAACCAATACTCATCAGAATAATATCATAGAGTTTTGGTTCGTCATTA